AAACATCACGAAGATTTTTCAGCCGTTGCCATTCTGTACTGCCATTGACACAAGCGAGTGTCATATTGTCCACCACTTCCTTTATGCCTACTTGCTTCCATTGCTCCTTGAGCATAGACTCTGTTCTTTCAGCTTGGGCTTGGGCTACTTTTCTTAAATCATGTTCAGGTATAGGGACATACTTAACTAGCCTCATATAATCTTTATCTGTCAGCAACAAATCATCCATTTCACGCCCCCTTAATTAGTCGCAGTAAGAATCCCCCAACTTTACCCTTTAACCCACCTGAAATTGGCTCTGGATGTCTCTGAGGGCGGGCATAATGCTTGAGGTCAAAACTATTAGGTGAGTTAGCAGTAAATGAGATAGCAGTAAATGAATTGGTAGTAATGGCTTCTTTCAGTTCGGGGTAGGCTTGACGGATACCAGTGAGGGATTTCTCACCGAAACCTTTTTTGAAGTTCCTTATCCTTGACCAAGAGACTTCGTGAATTCCTATCTTTTGAGCGAACTGCTCATTGGTCAAGTTGTCTCTGGACTGAATGTGATTTAAAGTCTCAACTAAAATTCTGTCTAACATTCTAAACTTCTCACCACCAGCCAGGGGGTGCGGGCTCCTGGTTAGTAGTCAATGGTTTAGCTCTCGGCTTTAAGCACTCTACCGAGTGGTAGTGTCACATTAGCATATTCAAGGGGGCATTCATTCATTAGTTCGTAGCCATCCTCTTTGTAGTCCTCAACATCATCTTGCGGCTTGATAACCACATAGTCGCTATCAGTGTCTTCATTGTAGTAGTGTAATAGTGTAGCCTTCATTTCCCTTTGTCCTCCTTTGCTTCCTAGATATATAATAACCCATAGGCTAACGCTTGTCAATACCCCCTCATAGCTAAATAAAAAGAATTATTAAAAAATAGTTTACAAGGTTGGCCTGTTGGCTATTTGAGGGGACAAAAAAAGAAGCCCCCTTTTTACAGGGGGCTATCTCAACACCTCTCCTCTGGAGAAGAGGGAGCAAGTCTCACTTTCCTATTATATGGTTATTTGCTTTGCCATTTAACTTAATCGTTTAACTTAATCGTTTATCAATATCATATGGCACGGCTTCTTTGAAACTGTCAGGGAAGGGAATATCCCCCTTTTCTTTTAATAGCTTTACGAACCTATCAAACGCCTCACGGCTCTCAAAGGGGAGACAAATCATAAACTCATCTCCAATAAAGTAACCCCGAGTAAAGCCCGATGGGATAGTTTTACAAAAGCAGCTAGTTACTAATAGCACCTAACGCCTTCCTTAAATCCTGGCATAAGCACAGTTTTGCCTTGCCACTCAAGCCGGTAAAATGGGGGATTTCTGTTATCGGCTCCCAGTGCCTCTTATTGCGGTCGAGTTCGTTAAAAAACTCCTGTTCTCTCCGGGCTACAATTTCACCTACCGGCTTCTTGAATGTTACTGCTTCTCTACTGGAAAGGTCAGGCTCAAATAAATCAGCCGTGCCATCTTTCATACAGACATACCACTTCTGGAGAACGGCAATTACCGCCCTCCTCTTCCGGGCCCTAAGGCGATATTCCTTTTCATAGGGAGTCTCAATGGGGGGGCGCCACTCAAACATCCTCTTCGACTCTCCTTACAATTTCATCCCCCTGCCCTGGGCATAATTTATCAGGCTCAAGCACCCTGGAGGGCTCAGGCTCTTTAACTTGAGGTTCCACTATTGGTTCAATTAAAGGCTTAATTGGTATTGTTGTCATAGCTATTCCCATTTCACCACCAGCCTATTCCCTTACCTATGCCGAAAGCGATAGCTACCAGTAAAGCAACCACACCTGAGACACCACCACCGATAATAACCATCCTGTCTCCCCAACGGCCCGTACCGCACCGGGCTTTGGTTTTTACCTTCGCTATCTCTATACTGTGTTCTCTTACAGTGCCATTCAGTTCGTCAAGTTTATCCCTGATAGCCGGTAAATGTTCCTGGACTATTACATTGGTGGTCTGAGCCACCAAGAGTAAAAGCTCTCGGTCTGATTTTGCCCCGAAGTCGATAGGTGGTTGAACCATGTTTACCTCTCTATCTCTGTGTCAGTAAAGAATCGCAGAATGATATTAACGACTGCCAGCACAGTAGTAACAACCACCGCTTGAGTTTCTGCGTCAAGCTGGAAGCCAAATTGAGAGTTAAGGATAATGGCTACAACAGCAATAAGATTAACCCAGAGTGTTTTTGACTGATACCAAGATTTCATAGCTTACCTCCGTTTTTTATTTTCAAGATAAATTTAAACGCTGTTTTAAAGTCCCTGATAATCTTATAAGCAAAGAATATAACGACTGCTAATATAGTTACTCCAAGCGCTCCCAGAAACCACCACATTAGTTTTGAATTCCTCTCATAAGTGATACGACCTGAGATGGACGCACAGCAAAGGGGTCAGGGTAGAAACAATTTACGCCCTTACAGATAAAAAATAACCCTTTACCATCCTTGCCTATGTAGGCTATCTGATGAATAATAGTTCCCTTGCCATATTTATAAATAATAGTATCGCCTACAGCAAGGTCATCTATTGTAAAGTCTTTGGTCATTAGGACAATGTGCCCATAATCTAATAAGCCATCCATCGAGTTGGTATCTTGGACAGTAGTGGTATAAATCACTGGCAGGTTTTTAACCGTCAGAATCCCACTGTGGGTGCTTACATCATAGGTGTAGTTAATATCTCCTTGCTCTATTCGCACCTTGGGAGAAAATATCTCTGGGGCAAAGCCAAATAATCTCTGAATTAACGCCCATACCGATTGAGCAATTACTAAACCGATTGCCGATGCTACTGTCATTTCTTCACCACGTCTTATAGATTTTCATCATTGCTATTTGCTCGCCACAGTCGTCAAAGTGGACTAGAACAAAGTCACCAATAACCAACTTCCCGGCAATAAAGGCATCAACTAAATCCTGAGTCACAAAGCAATCATAAGGATATTCCTGCCCGTTCCAAGTCCTGACTACTGATAATGGTCTGACTGCTGTCTGACTAAAACCTGTTACCCTGGCATAGTGAGTAGACTTGGGCGGTTCAGGCGGAGGAGGTGGAGGTGAAGGCTCATCGGTAAACACCATAGTTCCGTGTGGTTCATCGCCCTTCTCCCAGTCGGGGTCAAAGGTATCAGATAACATACGATACCCCAAACCTTCAGCCTCGGTAACCTTTACTTGCCTGTCTTCCATATTGTCATAATGATATTCATATTCCATATTGTCTCCTTATGCTATCTGGCGAGCTATAATATAAGAGTCTTTATAAACTGTGGTGTTAGTGGCTTCGGCAGCTTGTTGTGACCATTGAAATTGAACATTTCCAGCATTAGCTCCACCGATATAAACTCCCCACACCAAAAGAACCCAATCTACAGTGGTCTGTACCACAGGCTGTTGCTGCACAGCAAATTCTCTTGAGAGTATATTATTTAAGAAAGCACCACCCCAAGTCATAAACAAGTGATTAGCAGTAAAGGGTAAACTACCACCAGCAGGAACAGCAAAGGCATACTTAAAATCGGCTGCAGCAGTAGTTAAAACCCTACAGTAAAGAAATACTGACCAGACCTCATTCGCACCAACAGGAAATAGAAGATGGGTATCATTTACAAGGACATTTGAGTTATTGACTATCTGGTCGGCAGTCTTATGGATTGAAGTAAGAGCCGCATCATACTGCGTCTCAAGGTGGTCAAGATTGGTCTTATCTATTGGGGTGCCACCACCTACCCCTATTTCCCAAGTATAAGGTGTATAGATTCCCATATTAAGCCTCCCTGATTCCGTCTAATCGTTCGAATTGCACACTTTCTGCACCCGTTTTATCTCTCACCCAGAACACCCTTGCTATTAGAGTTCCGGTATCCTTGCCAGCGCCAGCCCCCCAAGCATCTGCTGAAGTCCCTGCCATCCATCCTAACTCTCTAATCCACCCTACAGCCTCATTGGGTTTGAGATAGAATAGGGTCTTGTATTGTCCCACTGCCGGGTCAGAACTGGATAGAATATTATCAATTCTAAATATCTCACTGCCCAGGGTGGTATTAGTAACGGCTAAAGTTAGTATAGTTCCATCATCATTTCCAATAGCCAGGCGCATAATCTTGAGGTCATCTTTGTGGACCAAATCTCCCGACAAAGCATCGGCATAAAGATTAAAGAATAGATTCGTGATGGTATTCTTGAGTGTCTTCCGCTCCAGAATCTTACCATCCAAATCTCGGACTGTCACCCTGATATTCTCAGTTATAATATTAATACAATTATGTTTAACTTTCATATACTACCTCAACAAGGCCATAGTGTAGCTCCCGGGTATAAGTCCGCCGCCGGGAACTCACAGGCTGTAATAACCGGCTCTGAGATTGTTTCACTTACTTCAACATTGCCTGTAAAATCAGCCAGTATAATCAATATCTGGTCGCTTCCTATATGCAGACTATCAATTACTTCTTGCTTCTGGTCAGCCAGAGACTTATAGAATTTGCTCCAGCCTCCCATCTCCGGGCCCTGAATACCAATGACATCATAAAAGAACTTATCAGCTACCCTTGTTACTATTACAGATTCAATTAGTAATTCTGCATTATTTAACCCTATTGAAGGATAATTCACAGTCTGTAATTGACCTGGCCTTAATCCAGTTCTAGTAACTTGATAAGGAACTCTCTTCCCTGCTACTCCGAATCTTACTAATTTAGCCTTCCCCGAATCAATAGAGGCATCCTTGTCATTTAATGTAGGCTCGTCTGCAATTTCTTCCACATAACCGGTGCCGCCACCTTCGGCTGTTGCCCTGCCAGCAATCTCATTTGCATCTTCAACTAAAACCAAAATAGGATATTGTCCATAATAAATAACCTCAACCGCTTGCGCAGCAGGGGGAGCAACGGTGAATGTGATAGTAGCATCCCCTTTATTCCAGTAGCAGTCCTTTGCCGTGTCTATGCCCTTAATCCCTATCGTCTGGCCAACGGCATTGACCTTGACGGATGTAGGCACTTTCTCAATAGGATAGCCAACTGTGAAAGCGAACTGGCTCCCATCTCCTACAAAATCTTCGGTCTGTTCCGCGGTGGTATCTCTGCCGCCTCTTATGTATTGCCTGTTTCTATATAGAGGATTGCCACCAGCATTTCTGATACTGTTCTTCGTTATGTCGGAGGTCTCGGCATTCCAGGGAGCAGCGGTTGTAGTTCGGGCAACAAAGTAAAGTTTCTTGTATTCGTCTATATACCAGATTTTGCCAGCCTTCTCAGCCAGGGCATCAAGGACATCCGAGGCTCTTACATAATTAAAGACTGCTTCGACTA